AATAAATCATTAACCACTATTTTTTGTCCTGCTGAAACCATAGTAGTGTATATGTTGTACTCTCTAAGAGATGTATTTAAATTAACGTGACCCGCACTTAAAGCAAAGTTTCTTGCATACTGAGAACGCGCACCCCATACTACACTTTGCTGGACAGAATACAAGTCGAATATTCTACCCAGTGTAGGTGGAACATCGTAATTGTAATTATCAAGCGTTAAGCCTAATGATTCAGCAAGAGAATAAAACGCATTTACGTTGGTGCAAGATGGGTCAGCATTATTTTGTACAAAATTTGCAATCTTTTCGTACACCACCCCGCCATACGTATCGTCGTTTGTAGCACTTGTACCGGCAATTGAAGATAAATAACTATCAAAAAATACAGAATTCTGATTAATTGTAGGTTGTAAAGCATATGACTTTAACTGTGCACCGTAATCAAAACTTCCATTAAATTTACGTGTAAAATAAGTACTATTAAAATCTACTATATTAAATACTCTGCTTTGACCGGTAAACCCTTGCTTACCATAAGAATTAGTATAGCTATTATTAATATAATTAACTACTGGTGTAGGTGGTATACTAATATAATACGGGTTATACCCTGTTACAGTGTTTGGCAGTAAATCATTTACATAGGCAAAACCGCTTGCTCCGTTTGAAAGTGTACTACGAGTTACTATTGTAGCAGCTCCTGTAGTATAAGGTGTAAATGTACCTAAATAGTAACCACCTATATCTCTACCTAAACTATCATAACGTTGTAAAGTGTATTTTAATAAATTACCATGTGTGGGGGTTGTGCTAAGATTATAATCTGCGCTCATTGCATACGCAGATGTAGATTGAATGTATAACTGAAATGTATTGTTAATAGCGTCGTTAGTGTTTGATGTATTTAATGGGTAATTCAATAACGGTACATCAGAAAGGAATGTAGCAGTACTATTAGTAAGATGAGAACTGTTAACAGTAGTTACAAATCTACTTTCAACCCCTGGCCAATATACACTGTTAAACGGTACGCTACCGTTTATTGTAACACCAATATTATCTGGTTGTAAACTCTGTACATAATAATAAGAAGATAAACTAACTAACGAGTTCGAATAAGAAGGAACATTTACATAATCATACGAAGGTGTATTTGGTATATTGATAGTATCCAGTGTTACCCATATGGTAGTAGGGTGTGCAGATACTAACAAGGTGCCTGTATAATTGTGTACCACCATCGATGGAATATCATCTATATAATAGAAACTACCAGACCCCGATAGACCAACTAATGTTCCTGTTGGTGATAAATTACCATTGCTATCTATTCTAATTTCAGTGCTGCTGATTGGTTTAAAATTAGTTATTACTAATCCATCGTCTAACGGGCTTGCAGAAACTGTAGTAAAGCGCCATCTTGGACGTAGATTGGAAATCTGACTAACTGGTATTTCACTATAAGGTTGAGATAAGGAATTATCTGAGTATAGCGAAAAGTTTAAAGTACTATTATCAGTTATACTTGTTTGATAGTTAAATGTAAGCGGTACAGGGCCAGATGAAACTACCCCAGACTTACAAGATTGATAACCAAAGAAACACGCACCAGATAACGGATTACCAACCATTATATTATTCCACTGAGAATAGTCCCAAGATAAGTTATCTACAAGAAAATTACTTGCGGTTACTGTTTGTGAAAATGTTAATGGGGTTATTCCAGTATTATTATTAAAAATACCAAGTTTTACCTCATATATACCTGGCCAGGAATAAACATGTGATGGGGAATAATCTGTACTATAAGTACCATCCCCGAACCACCAAATTAAGTTGTAATTTGATGTAATAGCTGCTTGAGTTATACCAGCCTGGGTGCTTAAATTACAACTAAACGTAGTAGCAGAAGTAAAGCCGCTAAGCGGTGACGCAGTTAAACCACTTACCGTTATACCATGAAATGCACTTAGTGGTATCGATACCATATTAGTAAATTACAATTGACGCATTTTGGGAAGCTTCCTGTTGTATTACAACACGGGTTAGCAACTCATTAATGTCGTTTAAATACACTGTTTGGAATGGTTGTACGGTGAATGTTTTAGATGTGAAAGTTATATCGTTGTCGGGATACGAAGGATTGTAAACTATTAAAGATACACCATTAACTGTTTCAGTACTGTTTACTGTTGCAACAGATTGTACATCAGTTAGAGCTAATATACTACCTGTAATGTCAGGTATGTTAATTGTGCACCCTAATTTTAAGCTTGATGGATTAAAATACGATTCAAATATAGATTGAATACTGCTTAATATAACACTTGCAGGTGTCTTAGCGCCTCTATTTAATGTAATTACTAATTTAGAATTCGTTACATCAGCAAGTGTAGTAGTAGTACCTACACCTACACCGGTCGTAACTGCTAAATACACCGGATCCATAATTACTACCTCTGAGGTTAACGTTTTTTTATCGTTTACAGTAGATACAATTAATTGCTTCTGAGATGGTGTTAAGTAGTTAATGTAGTTGTTTGTTAAAAGCTTTGTTGCCTTAGGTAATACGTATACATATACGTTATTAAAATTACATGCATCAGCAAACGCCATTTGATTGTAAAGTACTCTATAATCTACACCCGGGTTAGTTAGTCCAATGTTGTATAGATACTTTAAATGCGAATTAACATACTGATTATTGTTTAGTACAGCTACATCGTTAATAATGTTAGCAAAGTTACTTGTAATATATGACTTATAGTCAGCTGTAGTTACAACTCTAAATTGAGATTTAAATGAAGCAGGCGCATTACTACGAATACTGTTTACACTTTCAATATCGGTGAATGATGTTGATATATTTGTGTTTGCAAACTGTAGACCTAAAACCTTTACGTCATCTAATAGATTTAAATCACTACTTGTAACATCTGGCTGTATTAAACCGAATTGACTTGTTGTATAAATAGCGGCTTTTTGACCGTCTATTGCGCCTACACCAATTTGACCACCAGTACCAGTAGATTGTAAATAATATATAGCTACTAAGTCGCTTGGGTTTAATTGAGCGCCGTTAATACCATCACCAAATTTAAACTCATAATTTTTATTACTATTTAAACGCAGTTCAAAGCATTTATCTGTAGCATTTTGTAAATAAAGCGACTCTGTACGTAACCATTTAGTCCATTTACTTGTATTAACATCTTTTACATAAACGTCAATATTAAAGTGATCAACAGTAACATTTGAACCTGGAACTAAATAGACTACTTCGTTAGATTCACCACGCGCGGTATAAATAGGGTATTCAATATAGTTACCTTGATATAATAGATACTGATTACTTACAGTAGTTAAATTTTCTGTACCTGTTACTGTTTTAGTAAAAGTAACATCTTCATTAAATGAATAAGCCGCATTACCCGCTCTAATAAGCGTATAACGTGGTATTGTATAAGAGCCTGGTACTAAATCTGAAGTTGCAGAAATTGAAAATGATAATGTAGATGTTTGTGCTCCAATAGGAGAGTAGTTCAGCAACTTAACAATACGATTCATGTTTTCGTAAAGCTGGGCTTCACTAAACAAAGATTCGGTTGATGTTTGATTGAGATAATAAAGTAAGGTATGAAACGAATAAGCTATGATATTGTTAATAGCTGTAATATTAGAACCTTCATAGTTTTGATCGGTTATAATACCGCTTTGATTTAAACGGTTCGATATAAAACTTCTTAATGAAAGTGCATCAAATGCTACGTATTCGTTTGAAGCTATATTAAGATCTTTATTGTCTGAAGCTGTATTCATTATGTAAGAAGTGTGTATCCGTTTTTACTTAAAACACCAGGTAATTTGATCTGCTGATTAAGAGCGGGTATCAAAATACTTAATACTATAGTAAAGGTTTGCTCGTCTTGATTAACATTAATATTAACGTTTTGTACAGAAATACGGGGTTCAAAGTTAGTCAAATTATCAATAATGTGCTTACCTATCATATATGCTGTTGTGTCAGTTGCTGGTTCAAACACGTATTTCATTAAATTTAATCCGTATTCCGGATTTAATAAGTTTTGACCAGGCATCGTGTTGAATAGATTAACTATTGAGTTTGCAACAGCCTCCCCATCATAATCTGTTACTATATCTCTTTGTATAGGATTACTGAAATCTAAGTGTACATCTACAAAGTTATACTTTTTTGAAGAAAGTACCTTTTGTAGACCGTTAAAACTGATCGATGGCATGTAATTACTTAGGAATAGAGTATAAAAACATAAGTAATAATATACATTTTATGAAGAACAGTAAGTTTATCCCTCTCTATGAAACTATCTATAATCGCTACAAACAAGGAGCTGGTTTTTTAGAGGGTGACATAGTAAAGCTTAAATCCGGCTACAAATCCTTAGATTGCTATAAAAATCTAAGCGATTCAGTAAAAGCACACTTAGAAGGTGCAGAAAAATCTGGCTACAACTTACGTGTAGGTCGTTTACACACCCCTGACAACCAATACGGTTCAATGGGTTACATTAATTTACCTGCAACTCATGCAGATCTTTATCAAGAAAAATCTCCAGGTAACTTCGGCGGTCTTGTTACAATTCCGATTGAACTAATCGAAGTACTTGATACCGGTGTCAATCTTGCGTCCGTTTCTGATAACAATAAACGTGCAAACGGCCAATATCAAAAAGCTGGTAAATGGAAATCTAACCCAGATACAGAAGAAACAAAAGAACAAAATCATTTAGGTCATGAAGAAAATTGGGTTAAAAAAGGCGATTACGATTTAGCTACAAAGAATAAAAAATCGGTAGTTGGAGCAAATTCATATAATGATGAAAAACCTTCTGAATTTAAACCATTACCTAAAAACGGTAAGAAGCCAAAGACATTAAAGGAATCGGAAGAAATTTTAAATGAGCTTTACGTACACATTTTACGTGAAGACGATAGTGAAGCAGAACGTGCAGAAGAGTCAACTGAAGAAACCACTGAAACACCAGTAGAAGAAAAAATCTGTCCAATTTGCGGTATGGATGTGTGCCAGTGCAAAAAGGAAGAAGGTGCTGGTGTAATGCACTTTAAAGATCAGCAAGCTAAAGCAGCTGGTAAAGATACTTTTGAGCTTGGCGGTAAATCATTTCCTGTTAAAGAAGAGGAAGAAGTTTACGATGAATCAGATCTTAAGCACCATGTTAAAGATGAATGCTGGAACATGGAAGATAATAGATTAGTTGATGAGTGCTGGGAAGAAGATGGTTCTGTTAAAGAAGAGTGCTGGAAAATGGCTGAAGAAGAAGCAGCAATGCCAGAAAATGATCCAGCAGCACAAGACAATAACGCTAAGGATCCAGAACAGACTTCTGCTTTATAATTGACTTAATGCGATAAGACAGCTAAAGAAATTGATTTCTTGATCCATTACTAAAGCTGATCGATATAGATATTCCGAGACTTGCAGTAATGCAAGTCTTTTTTTATCCTCTTTCATTGAGCTTTTGTATACTGAATTAAATAAGTCTTTCATTAACTTTGGATAATCATTACCAAAGGATTGTTCTGATTCTATAATAAACTTACGTATAGACATTAAGTCTTCTTTATCTTCAATTTTACCAAGGATATCTTCAGCGAATCCCTCATTATTAATAACGTCTTGTATAACGAGCTTGTTATCAATAACACTACGTTGTATATAGTTAATAATTCTACGTAGATCTGGATAATAGTAACGTATAACCTCTTTAATGCGATCTACCTGACCGGCTTCAATAGTTACCTTTTCTTGCTGTAGTATGTACTTTATTCGTTTAGCATATTCTCCAATAGGAGGAGTAAAATCAGTGAAAACTTGGCATCGAGACTGAATCGGTTGGATAATACGATGTAGATAGTTGCCAGTGAGGATAAAACGGGTATTACCAGCATACTCTTCCATAACATTACGCAAAGCTCTTTGACCCGCATCAGTAAAGTTATCAAACTCGTCCAGAAAGATAACTTTAATTTTGCCATCCAGGCTCTTAGTTTGAGCAAACGTAAGAATAGAGGTACGAACTTCATCGATGCCGTTCTTTTCGCTTGCGTTAATGTAGAAGTACTGTGCATCGAGTATTTCATTAATAATAACTTTAGCTAAGGTAGTTTTACCTGTACCTGCATTACCAACAAGTAACATATTAGGTATTTCGCCTTTACGTTTACATTCTTCTACAAATGCACGTAGAGGCTCAGATAGAACCATATCGGCCAGTTTTGATGGCCGATACTTTTCTACCCACACGTTCATTAACTGTTCGTTAATGGTCATTATTTTCTTTTAGGTTTAACTGAAAAACCACCATCTGGGTCTGCTACTATTTCAACTTCAGTAGGTTGTACACTATTTCTCTTTTTGTTGTATACATCTGATGCATCGGTTGATTTGTCAGACGAGCCAAAGCCTTTTTCACCGCGAGTTGTTTCACTTACTTGATCCGTCCATTCAATGTCAGCCTGGATAAGAGGGTAGACAATTAACTGCGCAATCTTATCACCGGCTTTAAATGTCTGGTCTTCTGTACCAAAGTTATAAAGCTTGATACCCATGTCACCTCTATAAGGGTTGTCAATAATACCAAAATGTGGGAAGATATGCTTTTTAAACCCCACACCGGAACGACCTTCAACTCGAATCCAGTAACCAGGTGTTAAATAACCTAACTTAAGACCTACAGACACTACAGCATAACCTTTAGCAGGTATAGTAATCTCTTCTACTGCAGTAAGATCTAAACCAGAGTCTCCTGTATAAGGATCTGAATGGTTAAATTTAGGTAACACAGCATCTTTGTGTGTCTTAACGAATTTAATAGTAACAGGGAACATAATTAGGTAGTATAGAGAAAATTAATATTAAATCAATGATTAAATTATTTTTTAATCAAATGTTTTAGAAACACTTTATGGTTTACTAATGATGGTAACATCCGAGATGTATTAATTTCATGTTGAAGCTTAAGACTTTCAAGCATATCTCTACGATGGCCAGTATTGTAAGCATTAAATATATTAGTAGCTTCATCTTTATTGTAAAAACCTATACCAATCCCTACTTGATCCCAACTATACAAACTAAACGCGCCGTTAAGACTTTCTTCGTATGAATAAGATTTATGCAGTGTTAGTATACTATTGTTATCGTTTATAATTTTTTGTAACCCTATAGGGGGTTTGTTCTTTTTTCGAAAATCTCTCCAAAATTCGGTGTCTGCTCTTTTTGTGTAATAATGAAAACATACAAACGTTAGCACTGAGTTGGTAATATTATTAACTGTCTTGTTAAATATCTTTCTTGCTCTTTCGTTATCATCGTCTAACCCATCTAAATGACGTAAGAAACTACAAAGAGTTAGTATAGTGGTCATTATTGATGTTGACTCTAACGGTTCAATAAAACCACTTGCAAGTCCTACTGCAATGCAATTTTTCGTCCATATGTTTTTATATGTACCAGCTTCAAAAGAAACAGTTTTACCTATTTTAATACTATCACCAAAGTATTCGTTTAGCTCAGCTTTAGCTTGATCTTCGTTTATATAACTACTATCAAACACATAACCACAACCGGATCTATGTTGTAATGGTGTTTTCCATACCCACCCGTATTTCATAGCTACTGCTTCAGTGTAAGGTGGAATAACCTCAGGCATTAAAGGCTGAGAAAAAGTTATTGCTTTATTAACAGGGAGGTGCTCTTTATAGCTTTCCCATTCACTCTTATAATGTTTACCTATAATTAGACGTTTAAAACCGGTACAATCAAATACAAAATCGCAACTTACTATAGTTTTGTCTTTAAGTTCAATTGATTTAATATATTCATTTTTATCGTTATTTATTTTACTAATTGTACCGTCTATAACCTGTATACCTCTTGTTAGCCCTATCTTTTTAAAATAACTTGAAGTTAAGACTCCATCGATATGTAATGCATGATTGCCGTGAGATTTAAAACGATTTACAGGTGAGTCTGTTTGAGGTTTAGAAATAAACTGTGAATTAGGAGAGTACCTCACTCTATTATGTTCACAGGCTTGAGATGTTAGATCTATACTATTTAATATATCTGTTTTATCGTTTTTTATTATTTCCAGTGCTCTCATTGACGGAACACAGTAATCTGGTCCCATACTGTGCCAACTTACATTAGGATCTTGACTAAACCCATGATAATAGTGTTTATTATCCCCATTCCAGTTAGTAAATTTTATAGCATTTTTAAAAGTACTTTGCGTATTTGTAATGAAATCTTCTATACTAATTCCAAGCTCATTAATCATAGAGAAAAAATGTGGCGTGGTGCTTTCTCCTACCCCTATCACGCCTATTTCTGGGTTCTCTATAACAGTAACATTGGTTTCAGGAAAATAATGTTTTACCCAAAGAGCGCAAATCCATCCAGCTGTACCGCCACCCGCTACAACGAAATTGAATTTATTATTAAGTTTAACTTTCATACAATTAATTACCATTATATGCAATAAACTTGATAACTCAACTAATATCCTAAATATTACTATTAATGAATCCTTCAATGCCAGACAGTACTCCAGCAGGTAATCAACAAATAATAGATCAAATCGATGATTTTATTGCTGGATTGAGCCCTGTTGCTAAAGAAGCAATGGATACTAAGATACCTGAAACAATTATTCCGGTTGTACCTAATACACCAGAAGAAATGCAAACGTTTGTATTGAAGCATTCAGCAGAACTGGTTGAAAATAGTGTTAAGAGTATAATGGAACTACAAAAATTAACAGTAGCTACCGGCGATCCAGAAATGATGGCCGGGTTAGCAAGTTTAATTGCCGCAAGTACGGGAGCAATTGAAACTGTTAATAAGATGAATTTACAGCATAAGAAATCAGAAGCTAATAAAGAACTTAAAAAATTAGAAATTGAAGGTAAAAAAGAAATACAACGACTTAAGAACGATGGTTATCTTAACTTACCTCAGGGTAACACTAACATATTAGTAGCTACCCGTGAAGAAATTATAGCTCAACTAACCGGTAAGGCTAAAGAAAAAGCTGTTAACGTTACGGAGTTGGAGAGTTTGCAGATGACGGCGCTTTCTGCGATGCCTTCTTCTTAGCTTTAAGTAGTTCAAATACTATAGCTAATAATATAATACCACCTAAAGAGGCACCCACTACCCACATTTCAACGGTAGCAGCTACATAGGCCAATGCTAAAGATAATATAGCTCCAATACCCATAGAAATACTCTTTAAAATTATAGCTAATATAAGGAACAGTATACCAACACCTAATAATGCTTTAAAGATTAACCCTACCATTTCTGCTTTTTGTGCAGCTTTAGCTAAAGCAAGTTGATCAGCTGCTTCTTTTCTGATCTTATCTAATTCAGCATTTCTTTCTGATTGTAGTTTGTCTAATGTTACCTTTTCAGCCTCTCTTATAGCAGCTTTTTCCTTTTCTTTTTGATCAATAACAGCTTGTGCATTATCTAAGGCTTGTTTTTGTACGATAGCTAATTCAACTGCACCGTTATACTTTGTATATAATTGATCTATAGTTAAAGCTTTTTCTTTATTAATTTCAGCTACAATAGCTGCTTTTTGCGTATCTGGAAGTTTATCTGTACGGTTCATTATTTCTTTAGCGCGTAAATGTGCAACAAGAGTATTCATATCTTGTTTCTTTTTCTCTTGTGTAACCATGTACACACCGTAGTTTAACTTACCGATTTCAGCAAAATTAGCATCGTCTTTAGCTTTTAAATCATCATAAGCTTTTTGAAGCTCGTTTCTAAATGCAGCATATTTTGCTTCCATCTCTTGGCGTGCCTGCTCGACTTTCTTATTAGCTTCTGCTACTTGATCAACTTGTTTTTGGGTGTCTTCAGCTTTAACTACTGCAACAGCTTTTTTACCTATTTCTGTAGTGGGGCTGTTGCTGAACGCATCTGGTGTTTTAATTCCAAGTGTACAGCTGGTTAAAAAAAGAAGTGATAATATTGCAAACTGTTTCATATATATATTTACATAAAAAAGGGGAGAGATTACTCTCTCCCCGCTCGTACCTTGCCAGTTATTAGCTAATATCAATAACTTTCTTGCCGTTAGTATCAGCCTTATTCTTTGGAAAGGTTAAGGTTAATACACCGTCAGTTTGCGAGGCTTTAGCCTTGTCGATATTATACGTAGCAGCTACAGTAAAGCTACGACTAAAGGTCTCTTCTTGGGTACCACCTTTGTGAATAACCTTACGAGCTCCTTCAATCGTTACCACCCTACCTTCCACTGTAACGTTTGTTTTATCTTTAGGCACACCGGGAAGATCCACCTCTACAGTGAGTTCATCCCCTTCTTTAAACCTTACAGTGTCTCCTGTACGGCTGACGTCACCCCAAAAGAAAGGGTGATCGAATGGATCCCTGTTGAATAATTGTTCAACGAGAGATGTTGGTCTATATATGCTATTATTGTAGTTAGTTAGTTTCATAGCAATAATAATTATTGCTCGTTTCTAAAAAAATCAATAATTTTTTTAATATCTAATTTACAACGATTACATCTATCTGCGCAACTACAATACTGTTGTAGATCTTTTATTGTTTTTATATCTTCGTGTTTATCAACAAGATGTATAATTTCTTTATATGAAAGTTTGTTACAAACACAGTGAGTGTTGGTTAACTTAAGTTCCATTAGGATTCACAACTTGAACAGGTTAATATAGAACGAGCAAGTTCTTGCGCGGGGTTAGCGGAACGCTGATAGTAAAGACTCTTAATGCCGTTTTCCCAAGCAAACACTATTAGCTCGTTAACGTCTTTTGGTTTAGTACTTGGTGGTATCATTAAGTTTAATGACTGACCTTGATCAATATATTTTTGACGAGCAGCAGCTTGAATTACTATTTCTTTTTGACTGATTTCACCGAAAGTTTTAAATACAGCCTTTTCTTCTGGTGTAAGGAACTCAAGATGTTGTACGGAACCGCCTTTAACTAATATTGACTTCCAAACACCTTCTGTATTCTTTTTCTTTGCTTCAAGTAAAGCTTCAAGGTAAGGGTTCTTATATGTAAACTTACCTTTAGCTAAGTCTTTCACAAAGTAATTAGAGTTTAGAGGCTCTACCGAAGGAGAAGCTTGACCGAGAATAAATGAACTGGAAGTAGTAGGCGCTACAGCAAGTGTAGTCACGTTACGGCGACCATAACCCTTAAGTAGAGGTGGTTCACCGTATTCTACAGCCATTTGAGCAGTAGCAGCATCTGCTTTCTTACGTACAAAACTCCATATTTGAGTATTGAGTAGCTTTGCTTCCATTGTCTCAAACCCGATCATTTTAGACTGAAGGTATGTGTGCCAACCGAGTGCTCCAATACCGAGTGCACGCTGATTAATAGCGAAGTTTCTTGGGTGTACCATAAACTTCATCTTTTCAGTCTTATTAATGAACTCAGTCATTACAGCATCAAGGAAGTATACAAGTGTTTCTACTGCATCAGTGTTCTTCCAGTTGTCCCATTGTTCAAAGTTAAGAGAAGATAAATCACAGACGAACGATTCTTCGTTATCGTTTGATAGCATAATTTCTGTACAGAGATTGCTTTGATTAATCTTAATGTTCTTATCTTTATATACTTGTGGTGCTTGATTGTTAGCGTTATCAGTAAAGAATATATAAGGATAACCAGATTCAAAGCGCTTCTTAATAACTAAGCCCCAGATACGACGCTTTTCTTTATCGCCTTCGATCATAGACTTTAACCATTCATCGGTTACACAAACACCAATAGAAAGGTTTTGAATATCATCGCCTTCACTTCTAATCTTTAAAAACTCTTCTACGTCTTTATGATCAATAGGTAGGTACGCAGCAAATGAACCTCTACGTACATTACCTTGTGAAATATAATCTGTTAGTGTTTCAAATACAGTTAACTGGTGATGTACCCCGGTAGATTCCCCGCCAGACGAAATAGATGCACCACGAGGACGTATTTTACCGAAATAAGCAGACGTTCCACCACCTGCTTTTGACATAGTGCCTATTTCTGATATCTTATACAGAATAGCGTCCATGTCATCGTCAATGTACGAACCAAAGCAAGATATAGGTAAGCCGCGATTACGACCGAAGTTTGACCAGATAGGAGAAGCTAAGGAATAAAAACCTTGGTGCATATAGCTTTCAAACTTATCTGCAAAACCTTTCAACTTGAGATACTCTTCAGCTTTTTCAGCTATATCCCTGATACGTTGTTCAGCAGTTTCTCCGTCTAAGAGATAACCGCGTTCGAGGAATTTGCGAGAGTCGCTATTCAGCCAGTAAATGTTCTTGTTACTCATTTTTATATATTATACTATACTTTTTATTAAAATAAATCGTCTTCTGAAAAGCTTTGTGATTTTTTAGAGTACTCTACAGGACGAGAATGGAAGAAGTCGGTCATATTATTACCGAGTAATTCTTCGTTAAACCAGGAAGTATCTTTGAGAAGCTTAGAATCCGTTTCATATACCTCTGGAAAACCAATACCCTTGAGAGATTCATTGATACGGTCTTTTACAAACTCTTTAAGATGAGCTGCAGTTAATCCGTCTTCACTGATACCATTAACCATCCAATCAATAATCTTTGCTTCACTTTCATATGCTTCTTTAGCTTCAGCAAGGATTCTTTCTGTGAGCTCTTCATCAAAAAGCTCTGGGTGCTCTTCTCTAATAGTGTTAATAATTTTCATACCGACAAGAGCATGAATATGTTCTTCGTTACGAGTATACTTTACTTGTTGATCGGTATCTTTGAGTAGGTTTTTATTACGTGCAAACCAGTTAATGATGTAGAACTGACTCATTAACGAGACGTTTTCAACAAATAAGGTAAAAAGTATAAGAGCGTAGAGATACTGTTTCTTTTTATCTTTATAATAACGATGCGTGTATTTCTTGAGATATTTTACACGTCCCTGTATCCATTCTAACTTAAGGTTTTCTTCAAACACATCTTCAAGACCGAGTACTGTGAGCAGTCTTTCATAAGCATTGTTATGAATAACTTCTGTATTAGCCATTACATACCCTAAGTCTTGTAATGAAGGGTGTGGTAAGTTTTCACCAAGCTTAGCCCAAAATGTTTTTACTGCTACCTCAATTTGACCAATAGCAGATAAAGTACGAATAATAATCTCTCTTTCTTGATCATTTAACTTAACTTTAAATTGCTGTACATCTGACTTAAAACTAAATTCTTTATGAGTCCAAAAGCCATTATGCATGGATTCGATAAATTCCTCTGTCCAAGGATAATGATTAGGTTTGCGAGAGATCTGTTCGTCGAATATCATAGTTTTAGTACAGGGAATATTATTTACGTATTGTACGTGCTTTTATATTTTTATCTCTAAGAAAAAAATATTTTTTATTCGCCCGTGGGTTGGACGTGGTTAGAAAAGTTAGTTCTTCTTATTGTATAATTCTAATTTTTTTACAATATACCGCACAATTTCACTACGTACAATATCTGCTTCTGTTAAGGTGAAAACATGAATGCCCATATCTCGGCTTTCTGCGTCATTAAACACGTTACACATCTTTTCAAATCCTGATTTACCATTAATATCGGATTGCATCGGATCACCGCAAATGAATAGTTTACTGAACTGTCCAACACGTGTTAGTAGTGTAGTTAGCTCTCTAAACGTACTATTTTGTGCTTCGTCCATAATAATGGCTTTAGCATTCCAGGAAAGCCCACGAAGATATCCTGTTGGTTTACCTTCGATACGGTTTTCTTTCATAAGCATATTAATATCGGCTTTCATTAACAACTCGTCAAGCTTTTCCATTAGTGGTTCAAGATAAGGAGTTAGCTTCTCATTAGCATCACCCGGGAGATATCCCATTTTATTATCTGAACTCTCAACTATACTACGAATATAGATTAAGTCAGAAACCTTTTTTAGGTTCAATAATTCCAAAGCAACTAATGTTGCTAAAAAGCTCTTACTACTACCAGAGGGGCCAGTAATAAAGACAATTTTAGTGTTATTGTCTAAAGCTAATTTAAGAAATTCTTTCTGTCTGTTAGTTAGGTCCGGTCTTTGTCGAATCTGTACCGGCCTTTCTAACTTATCGGCCTGATGTACTAAAAGACTCTTGTCCTTAGTAGCAGGTGTATTATTTGAACTGTTTTGAGCTAACTTCTGTTTTAACAGGCGTTTTTTCTTACTCATCTATTATTATTTACTTATAAACATAAATATATATATGTTATTTAAGAACTTTGATGCAAGGTATGAAAGTCTATTAAAAGAATTTACAGAAACTTTTCCTGTAGAAGGACATGCACCTACATGGCAGAAAAAAGCTGGGAAATCCCCTTCTGGTGGTCTTAACCGTAAAGGTATTATGAGCTACCGTCGTTCTCATCCTGGTAGTCATCTATCTATGGCAGTTACTACTAAACCAAGTAAACTTAAACCTGGTAGTAAAGCAGCTAAAAGACGTAAAAGTTTTTGTGCTCGTATGAAGGGGGTCAAAGGTCCAATGAAAAAACCTAACGGTAAGCCTACACGTAAAGCATTGGCTTTACGTAAGTGGAATTGTCACGAATAACGACTGTATATAATTTGATGACCTCTATCGGCTAATCTTAGCCCCTCTTCTCCGAAAGAACCCTGCCCTTTATGATATGCTGGAAAACTGGTTATGTATCGACGGTTTTCTTTATCATGTATTCTTTCTCCAACTAACTGTAGTTCATATCCATCTCTGACAGTTTTAAAACAAAAATCGATATCTTCTCCGTAACCCGGACTAAAGACCATATCTAAATATCCGTATTTTTCTAATACACTCTTTTGTAATCCTACGCAGAAGAAAGGAAAGTACATTTTTCCCATAGCATACATATTAGCGGAGCATGTAACCGATATGTTAGGGTTTTGTTTAATAGGATCTATTAGCATATTAATCCATGTGTGCGGAGCCATATAGTCTAATATAACTACATCCGTGTTTAACAAAATAATATAAGGAGTAGAAGCATGCTTTAAGCCTATATTAGCTGCAGCTGTAAACCCCAAAGCATTCGAATGCCAAATAAATTTAATAGCGCTATTGTTTAATTGTACCAAGTAGTCTGCACTCTCTTTATCACTACCATTACACACTACTAATATATCCACCCTACTTAAATCCGAGCACTTTATTATAGAATCAATACACTCTTTAAGCAGAGCTACCGGTTTATATGCTGGAATTACTATAGTGGTATCTTTCACGTAATTTAATTACATAAGCTCGGGAATAAGCAATAAGAAACCCGCTCATTACTGAGCGGGTTCTTTTTAAGACACTTTTTACTAAGTGTAAACCTCTTAGAGGAATACAGCTTGTGTACCAGGTGTAAAGGATTGATGTAATCCTGTTACAATGATTAAGTGGTAGTATAATGCTGCACCGAAGATGTGGTCAATAACGCCATAACGGGTCATTAAACCAACACGTGGGCTGAAGTCATTAGGTCCGATTGTACGTTGTACCAATACTGGGATGTATGGGCAGTATACAATACCTGTATCATAGTATTCAGCACCCTTGTAACCTAATAGAGCATACTCTAATGGGTTAGCACGTGTACC